TTTCGATGATCCTCAAATAACGATCATCCAGCTAAAAAGGTTAAGGGGACGGTTGCCCGTCCCCGGTTAAATTACTCGGATTCGGTCAGGTTCGTATGAAGCACCTGCATCTTCCGGTTAGAGCAATACAGATTTCCCCTCCAGCGGGTATTGGCCGTAATGGTGTCCGGCTGGCCGGATTCCACTTTGGCAATCCATTTCGGAGTGGTAAAATTGTAATCCTTATGGCTTCTCAAGCTCAGGAAGTTGAGATTGAGGGCATACAGATACCCGGCGGAAACGTAGGTATCGGCAACAATCGGAGCGCCTTTATGAGTGATGTTGTCCCATCCGGCCTCGATCATCTTGGCATCCATGTAACGCTGCTGTGGATGTAATGACCGTTCATAGGCATCTTTCAATGCAGCCGTAGTCACAATGAAATTGGGCAGCATGTCCTTCAAGTCGCCCATTGCCGGTTGACGGAATACCTTCTGCAGAACTTCAAAGGAAATTGCTTCCGCCGTGGTAATGACATTGGCTTTCCAGTCGGCCATTGCCGCCTCGGTAATCGCGCCGTAAGCGGTGGAAGTGCTGGTATTGAACAAATCTCCCATGCCGTTTATCCGGTCGGAACTGGCGGCGGCGGCGATAACATCTTCGGCCATCTGCACACGAGCCGCTTTGATAATTGACTGCATATACTTTTTGGTGAGGTCAATTATGGCTTCATCACCTGTATTTTGCGTCAGATCGTCCAGGTTCAGGGTATTGCTGCCATAAACACCAGCCCATCCGAAACGGGCTGCATCGATAATATCAACCTTGGACTGATTGATAACAGTTGCTGCTCCGTAACCGCCTCTGTTAGAGGTAGCGTATTCCAGGGGAACCTTGACCATCAAGCCGCCGTCAACGATTTCATGCGGTTTTACTTCCCAATTGTCTTTGGCAATGGCATTACCCATTAACTTCCACAAAAGAGCGGAAGCCTTGTTGACAATATCCTGCGGCTCAGTATTGAGCCAATAATATTCAGTAGTTGCATTCAACTGATTGATTAAAGACATTTCCTGTACTCCTTATCTTTCGGCAAGGTTAAGCTCTCAGGCTTGCGAGTATTTCACGCATTCCGTTATCCAAATCCTTGCCGGTTACTTTAGTTGCTGTCGCCGGTACTGCCGGGGCCGGGGCCGCGCCCTTTGTTACCACCTTGCCGGTAGATTCTTTGCCTTTCTGCAGCTCCAGAATCTTCTTCATCTCGGCATTTTCCTGTGCAAGCCGCTCTCTTTCTGCGGCCATTTCATCACGTTGTATTTCCCGGAAAGCTACGAGCGGATCGCTCATCCCAAATTTATCTTTGGCGATGTATTCCTTGATTCTCGCCTGCATTTCCGGTGTGTTAAAAGTAGGATTCTCTTTCAAAAACTGTTGCTGCGTTGTCTTCAGGTCGCGCTCTTCCAGCTCTTTTTTGAAGATGTTTCCAGCGGCGGCCAGCGTCTTTTCGTGCTGCTCCTGGGCTGTGAGTTTGGTCAGTTTGCCCACCAATCCGCTGAGGGTTTTTTGATAGCCGTCAGACATTGGGTCGAGATCATCAATCTCCTTCTGAACCGCTGCTTTTTCTGCGGAATAATCCGGGCCTGCCGGTTTCGCTGGTTCGGGTGTCTTCGCCGCTGCGCCTTTCAATGCCTCAGTTAATGATTGAACCGTCGCCTTATGCGCTCCCAGCTCATTGCCCAGCTCGCCGATTTTCGCATTTGCGTTTTGCCAGCCTTTGGCCAGTTCTTCTATTGACTTGAATGGTGTGCCTTCCAACGGGTTCGGTGCCGGCGTGGGATCGCCCTCGCCATTTCCTCCACCTGCTTCTCCACCAGTTCCGGGATCACCAATTTGACCGCGCTGATTCATCAGCGGCTTAAAAAAGCTGCACAACATGCTCAAAACAAAACTTAAAAATCCTACGTTCTTCATTGCTCCTGCTCTCTTTCCCTGGCCGTCTGCCTTTGAGGTTGTCCGGTAATCCGGCCCCGCAATACGGTTGTCCAGTTCGTTAAAGGGTTAAAAAACAAAAAAGCCCGGATTCCTGGCGGATTGTTTAATCCGTTCTCCAAGAAATCCGGGCTTCGACTTGACCCCTGTTAAAGAGGTATCTCAGTGTCCGTTATGTTATTGGCGGCAAGGTGCTGGCTATTTTCCTGCGGATAGCTTTAGGCACGATTAACCAAGTGCTTCTTTCCCCCTGCCGTTAAATTTCCTCTCTCGTCTCCTGTTTTATATAAGTTTTCCCAAGACCGCCTTGATTCAAGTTCAATTCCAGCGTTAATTGGTATTGTCCGGTCTTTTTCAAATTAATCAAGTTTTTTATTTGTTTTTCTGTCGCAAGCAAAATTTCTTTTAATTTGGGATTTTCCATATTTAACCTTTGCAGACGAGATTATTGTCTTTCAGATATTTATTGTACTGGCCGCGCGTTTCTATCGGCTTTGTCCTCAACTCACAATCCGGCTGCAATGCTTCCCGCGCCGACGGCAACCATTTCACATCATTGATGCTGTCACATTTAATTGCACCCCGGCTGATGATCTTTTTCGCCATCTTTCCGCAGGCGCATTTCACTCTTTCAGGACTTTGATTAACCGGATAGAATTTTTCAGTAACTCTACGGCATCTTTTGCATTTGTATTCATAAATCGGCATAGGCTTAATTCCCCATCACATCATCAATTGCTTTTTTGCGGTTGATGATATTTTGGGCGGCGTTGGCTGCCATGCCTGAGCCGAGCATATTTTTTCTTTTCTCGTCGGCGTCTTGCGCCCCGTTGCCGGGAAGAACATTTGAAACTACGCCTTTTACTTTGTTCAGCGCCCCTTGCATTCCATCTGTTAATTCTCGCATTGATAATTTCATTTTATACACTCCCTTCTGTTGGTCTTGGTATTGGTGCTACATTTTGTGATCCCGCCCCTGCGGTTGTCGGTGGTTGCTTGGCGTCACCTGGTCCACCCTGGGGCAGCATTAAAACTTGCTTAAGTTGAATTGCATTTTCTTCCGGCAAACCGGCGTCAATCAATACCTGTAAGGCCTGATCAAGCTGCGTTTCACCATTGCGCTCGATTTCTTCTTTCCAGTTTTCCCAGCCAAGGGCTTCCAGCAATCCGCGTAGGCTGATAGCTTTTGCACTCCACAACCACTTGGCTGTTTCCTGCTTCTGCAAGGACGTTCTCGGGGTGGATGAACCGGTTTCGATGACATAATTGAATTTCCTCCCGGCAAAGTCGGTGCCTCTAAACGGCGTGGGTTGACCACCAACATCAACAGATTCCACCTTTGTTCCGAAATTCTGTGTCAGTCCAATCGCCCATTTCGCTCGCTGCTCGGCCATATATTCAATTGCAGATGTTTTCGTCTGCATGGTGAGTTGGTTTCTTTCCTGGAGGGCGACAATTGCGGATGCAGCAATAACACCGCTTGGAGCCTGCCCCCTGTCAGCATCCTCGATCTGATAAATACGATCAAAAAATTTGACGATGAGATCCAATACCTGAAAGAATGTTGCCGGGAGATTCGGAATCTGCAAAAACTCAATTCTGGCATTCGGCGTGGTCGGCATTAAAACAAGCCTGCCTCCTTTTGTAAGCGAACTTTCAATCATTTGTCGGGTAATTCCGCAGTGCTGTTGTACGATTAACGGCGGCGCCATGACGTTAGTTACGTAGGCTATCAGTTTGGTTACAATCTGATTGATCTTGACGATTAAATCTCCGACCTGTTCAGCCGCAGCAAATCCCCATATGGAAATCAAATCTTTATAGGAATTGGCGTAATATGCAGGCAGACGGCCCCACGGATAAGTAGTGGAGGCAATTTCAATCGGCAAGGCTGGATTGATATTTGGATTAGGTGAATCATCAAGGACAATATAGCCGCTTCTGCCGCTGGCATTCTTGGCTTTGGCAATGGTTATTTTTCTGATACCATCAGAGAATACTGGTTCTGTGACGCTGATTTCATCGTAGGTGGGCAAACCTGCTTCATCCAGGACAGCCATGCCGTCGGCATCCAAAATAGGTTCCTGCGTGATTGTCGTCTTAGTCTGGTTATCTCTTATCCATATTTCAATCACCAAACACCGATCAGTGACCTTGTTTCCCCCGCCTTCTCCGGGTTTCACTACGGTCATTGCATCAACATAATTGCCTAATGATCGATTCTGACCAGCATAAGCAGGAGGCTTGAAATCCTCTCTTTGTTGGCCCAAAAGATCGTAGGCTTCATCTTTGGCCAGACCTGTGACATTGAACTTTGATTCCATGCTGGAAACGTAATCAAGGTAGGCATAACAGACATAAGGCGCTTCCTCGGCAATGTTCTCCCAATTACCGGGCGCAGGGAAAAAACTGAAGGGATCAGTAACCATGATATCCGGGCGATCTTTGTCTTTATCCCAAAATGGCTTTTCTTCGGTAATGCCGTAAACTTCCATCGTCCGGGCGGTATGCCTGACCTTTGGCAGTTGATCAGTATCCTTCCACCACTTTTTTAGCTGCAGGCTGAGAACGGTTTCCGAGCCATCATTTACACCGTCCAAGTCAACAACTTCACCGGTGGGATTACGGGCAGTAATGACGGCAACGGTGCGTTCAACATTGGCAAAATACAGATTGACCGGCGTCAGGTTGGCTATCTGCCGGGAAAATCCTTTGCGGCTTGATGATAGCTGCGCCTTTGATTCCTGCCCGCGGTACAGGGCATAATTGCTCAGAAAATCTTGCGGTTTGTTTAATCTTTCTTTTTCCAGACGAGCTATTTCAAATACCTCGAAGCCGAAATCAGCAACATCGGGATGGCCGGGCGGTGGTATATTTTGCAGATTCCATTGATTTTCCATAAAAAAACCCCCTTGGTTTTCACCGAGGATGCTTTACGCGCTCTCGTTTTAATCCCTTACGCTTCCATTTCTGGGGAGATAAGAGAAGTCATGTAATACTTACTTACTTATTTATATTCGCCTTTTAGCAATTTCTCTAAAAGGGCGGCTGTATATTTCAGGCCGCGTATCAATATTAGGGTTATCTTCCTTGCATCTTCGGACATTATCGTTTTCCTCGCTTCTTTCCTGTCTGTGCTTCCAGTCGTCTTTCGACGCTTTTGCTTATAAGTGGCTGGTTTAAACGCTCGATAGCTATACCCGAAGCAAACGCATTGCTGGCGATATTGCTCAATTTTTCAGCCTCTCGCTCAATATCACTCTGATCCCATTGCTTCCATGAGTTATCCTCAAAGAACCTTCCGCACTCCCTGGCCGGCACGAGGGCATGAAGCATCCCCTGCGGCGCCAGCTGCGCCAGACATTCCGGGCAGGTCATTTCGGCACACAGCGTTGCGCCTGTCGTCAACCAATCGATATGATACGGCAGCAGGCACTTTACCATCCCACCATGCGGGCGAATATCCGGGTTAAATTTATCGGTAGTGATGAAATCTTTTCTCTTGCAGTTTGGACATTGCACCTTAAGCCCTTGCATTGCTTTCCTCCTGAAGATATTTCTTCAATAACGATTTGTTTTTCCTGCACCATGCCCGGCGCTGCGCTCGGTTCATCTG